CAGCAAACACTTCTAACTGACCAGCAATAGCTCTAGCACCAAACAAAGTTCTAAATGCCATTTGTCTTTGTTCTTCTGATGCACCCTCTAATGCTTTACTAATCTCATCAACTAATCGAATATATGGTTTTATTTTACCACTTTGATCAGCAATATCAATGGATAGAGCTTGGAATAATCTTCGAATTTTTGAAGACGGTGCAGCTAAATTAAGTAGTGAACGCCTCAATGTAGTCCCCGACCGAGTACCCTTGATACCAACATTGGCCATTAACTGAATTGCCACTGAAGTTTCTTCTAGTGTATTATTTGTAGATCGTGCTACTCCTGCAACTAAACTAAGTGTTTCACCCATTTGCAAAAATGTCATATTACTGGAAATTACAGCATGAGCAAGAACATCAGTTACGTGTTCTGCTTCAGTAGTTGCTAATTTGAAACCTTTTAATGTATCAACCATAATTTCAGCAGCTTGAGCAGCACTGATAGTTGCTGCTTTAGATAATGTAATGGTAGCATTGAAAGTTTGTAATTGCTCTCTAACAGTTAATCCAGCAGAACCCAGAAAATAGAATGCATTTGCAGCATCTGTAGCTGCAACATTTAATTTAATTGACATTTCTTCAGCCATATCAGACATGACTTGGAACTGGCTAGCATTGGCATCACTAACAGCAGTAGCTTTCCTCATTGCTAACTCAAAGTCACCATAAGCTTTAACACTAGCCACTACACCACCCAATATAACAGCACCAGTAACGGTTGCTACCATACCCATTTGACGTAAGCCAGATATCATTCGTTGTTGTTGAGCTATCTGTTGACGAGTTACTCTTAACTCTTGTTGTTTATGTCTGAGATTAGCTCGGGCATTTCGTTCTTGTGCTCTAGTCATAGTACGTTCGGCGTTCATTTTCCGAAGCCACTCAGTTTTACCTCGGTTACGGTTTTGGATATCCATCCGAGAAAGGACATTTTTAGTCCTTAATCTAGCAGCTTCAAGGTCTGCATTAAGCTTACCAAGATTAATTTGAATTTCAACTTCAGCAGTCATTAGAGTAAATGCAGCCATTACTTAGATCCTTTTTCTTTCTCTTTATGTATAGCTCTGCATATTCTACTACACTCTAATAGTTGATTTAACATTTCTAATTGATTAGGAATTTTATACATATCCAATACAGTTTTTATTGCCGAAATATTTAAATCTCCATTATCAACTGTTTGACCACATACTTGAGTATATATTTTGACTAATAATTGATTTTCGGGCATTAAGTCTATGAGACAAGTTTCACAAGGCGGATCACCATGTCTCCCTGACTCATAAACTTTAATGCATCGATCACAGGTTAATCCACCGAGTCGCCACTTGAAGAAGTCGGTAAGTTTTTTACCCGGGCAGCCTCAATTATAGATGTCTCGTCACCCATCTCTAGAATTTTGTCCAAAACAAATCTAGCAAATATTGTAACTTTAGTCATCATAATTAAGATATTAACTGGAGTACATTCAAGTTGTTTTCCATCTAGTTCAATATTATTCCAGCCCATAATCCACTTTGGGTACATTAACTTATTTCTAAGTTTAGTATCAACTTTACGAGATTCTAACATAAGCCCACGATGAGGTTTCTGAGTAACTTTTGTTACTTGTCGATCAATATCATCTTCTTCCAGAGGTGTAAGTAATCTTAACTGTACTCCACCCATTGACGGATCATTATCATCAAAATTAAACCAAGTACCTTTGTCATTACTAGCAAAATCAACCATCTTTAATTCCTTTCACTTTTAAAAATAATATTTACAATTATGCTTGTCCTAGAATATCGCTGTAGAACGTATCACTTAGTATTGAACCAGTTCCAACTTGGCTATTATCTTGATTACCAACTGCTACTGCTTGATAGAAAAGAACACCAGTTCCACCTAGTGCATTAAGTAAATCAGATTGCCATATCCCAAACATGCTTAGATCACTGCTACCTGAGAATACTTCAGTCTCACTATTTAGAACATTCTTATCAGTACCATATCTGAACTTAAGATCCATACAAGAATTTAAACTAGGATCACCCATAGATAGCAATTTACCTACAAAGATTCCATCAGATATACGAGCATCCTGAACTCTACCAAGAGTTTGTACAACTACATCTTGAGCAGCATCTACTAAGATAAGTGCCCCAGTAACTTTAGCTGTAAATTCCATTGTCCCAACACCAGCAGTATCAAATGATACATTAGTTGGACTCTTAGTAATTGTTACATAACTACCAGGAGTAGTTTCAGTTTGTAGAAGCGAGTCATCAGGGAAATAATAACTAGAAGCATCTACGTATAATCTAAAATCTCTTAACTCTGAGCCAGCATTAAATGCATCTTTGATTGCTTGCTGACCAGTTACATCATTTAGTCTAAAATCACCAGTAACAGTAATCTCACCACCAGCTATCATTAATGGTGTATCAATCTTGTAACCCTCAGTGTTAAAGTGTGTAGATTCATGCATATCACGAGATTCACCTGTATAAGTATAACTCGATGCACCGAGGATTTGATTACCACTAGAAATTTCGACTTTTGCGAGATATCCCGCTTTTGAGTCGCCCATTTTTATTAACTCCAATTTTTTTAATTGTCAACAATTATTTATAGCTGTCGCTAATCCTATCAGCTGTCGCTGTTTAATTTTTTTCTAATTCAATCTTATAACTAACCATATAAATCCAAACTTTTTCGTCTGTTTCACTCTTAGTTTTAATAGAAACTGTACGCCGTAATGAGATAGTAGTATAATTTGTCAATGATAACTTATTATCATCATACACAGCTTTAAGCTTGTCGAATAAATCATTTAAGGTTGAAGATGAACTAGCTCTTGTATAAATTTTGAACTGGATTAAAAGAGTTTCTTTTTCATGAGAGAATGTATTACTCTTTAATCCAGTAGGAAGCTCAAAAACAATTCGTGGATAGGCTGCACTACTAGGGGCTTCGACATTATGCAAACCGCCAGGAGCAGCAGCTACTATTGCAGCATTTCCTTTAAATGCTAAAATAATTGCGGTTTCTAACTCGGTCATAATTTCCAACCTTTAAATGCTTCTTCTAAATCTTGGGTAACGGATATTAGTGCAGGCCTAAGGAACGGTTGAGCAGGTCCACGTCCAGTACCAGTTTCTACCCAATATGCATATGATACATTTTTACCACTATGAGACTTAGCATCTGCAATAATCTTTACTCGTGTCTTTAATACTTCTGCATGAATACTATCTATTAAATCACGAGTTCTAAATGGACATAATGCTTGAGCTCTTTCAACAACTTTTTCGCCAAGCATTTTCAATCTAGACTTTGTTCGGTTTTCTATAAAAGATATTAATTGTCCAGATCGATTATTTGTAATTCTAGATCCCATTATTTAATTACCTCAATATCTAATTCTAAATGGTGTAAAGCTCCACTACCTAATTCAGTTTTCCGATTGATTGTTTGAACATCAAAGAGATCACTAGTAGTTTCACCATAAAGAGTAATCCACACTAAATCTGAAGTTGTTATACTAATGTCATCGCAATAAGCTCTATGAGTAGCTTGAACACTCATTTTATCATTAATGATTATCTCTTTGGCATTTAACTGTCTCATATGACAAGAAACATCACTTAAAGATCCCACTGTATTATATGTTTCTGTAAATCCACCAATTCCATCAGAGATTGATGTTTTACGAGACACTGCTAATCGATGGGGGTATTCCATTATTTTCCCAACTCTGTATTAATGTCTTTTACATTAAAGAATCTACCACCAGTACCACCAGGTGTATTAATTAAGTGATCAAACCCATCAAAAATAGCACTAAGATTAATTTTACCATGTAAAGTTTCATCATCACCAATATCTTGCCTAATCACAGCACCAGGGTTTTCCATCATTTGTTTAATTAATATTGCAGCTGGTCTTTTTAGCCCAACTGGAAAATCATCGTTATAAGTTGTATTAAAATAACTATTAATAGTATCATCAACAATAGGAAGCATATCAGAAATATATCGAACTTCTTTATCAAAGTCGATTCGTAGAATAACCTGTATTTCACTAATTGTTGCTACTGCCATCAGTTTGTTCCTTGCTATGATTAAATATATACTGAGCAAAATGTTCAGCCGTATAGTTATTTTCGGCTAATTTTCTGCCATTGTCAGCAATGAATTGATAAAATGGAATGTCTTGTAAAAATGATTTAGTAGCCTTATCAAAATTATGTCTATTTACATAAATACAGTGTTCATTATCTTTAAATCCCATACGCTCATAATCTTTATTTTGTTGAGCAAAACAAAGACAACCAGCTAATGGTATTTCTAGATATTTTGGAACTACATACCAATCAGTTAATGCTACAGCAGCTGCAAATCTATTTAACATTAGATGAAATGAATTACCCCTATACATATGAGGGCTGTGGAGGCAGTGAGACACAAGAGATAATTGGGGCCGTTGATGAGCCCATGCTCGAAAGGCATAAGGTCGAAATCCTTCCCACCCCTCCCATGTATGGCCGTTTGCAAGTATTTTATGATGGCGTTTGATCAGTAGTTTACTACTACCCGAAATTGTAGATAGTCTCTTAGGAGCAACTGGAAACCATACAAACATTAATTCAGCATCTTCTCCTAGAGATGGTGCAATGAACTTATTATACCCATCCGTGTATGGACATATAATGAAATTAATGCCACGTTGCAAAGCACGGACAATTCGCTCTTGTGCCCCTAGCTTATGAACTAGTGTACCATCTTTATATTGTCCTCTAACATCTGGTTGATGGGTCATTAAAATAAGTATACTTAATAGATTTATGAAATTTAAGATCTTCGATTTCGATATGGTGGCTA